GTTTAGAGCACAGTACTACAACGATCCTACAGACCCAGACAACGTACCTGTCTCACCAGACAAGTTTCAGTACTTCGAAAGGAAACACATAAGAGAGGACAACGGCTACCTGTTCTACAAAGATAGTAGACTAAACGTATTTGCTGCTGTTGACTTCGCCTTTAGCTTAAGTAAACGTGCTGACTATACAGCAATAGTTGTGGTAGGTGTTGATGCAGAAAACAACGTATACGTCTTGGACATCGATAGATTCAGGACTGACAGAATATCTGACTACTTCGAAAACATACTCCATATGTCAAACAAGTGGTCATTCAGAAAGCTCAGAGCAGAAACAACAGTCGCACAAATGGCAATCGTCAAGCAACTCAAAGAACTTATCAAGCAACACGGACTAGCTATAAGTATTGATGAGTTCAGACCTAATAAGAACCAAGGTAATAAACAAGAGCGTATAGCTTCGATACTTGAGCCTCGCTATGACAACATGGGTATATGGCACTATAGAGGTGGCAATACTCAGATACTAGAAGAAGAGTTGTCATCACGAAACCCTGCTCACGATGATGTTATAGACGCACTAGCTTCAGTCATAGACATGGCTGTTAAACCAGCTAGAGTAATTCGTAGGAGTAGAGATAACGTGGTACAGTTTAACTCAAGATTTGGTGGAGTTTCCTTCTAATGGCTGGAACAACTATTGACCTTCAAACCATGATTGATCCCCACGGTCTAGCAACAGACATTGCAGATCGTTGGACACAATGGAATAACGCAAAGAGAACAAAAGTAGAAGAGTGGAAAGAGTTACGTAATTACATTTACGCTACTGATACTCGCACTACGTCCAATAGTAAACTACCTTGGACTAACAGTACGACTACACCAAAGCTAACACAAATAGCTGACAACTTACACGCTAACTATTTCTCAGCATTGTTTCCTCAGAAGCGTTTCTTTAGATTTGAAGCACATGATGAAGACGCAAATGTAAAAAGTAAACGTGATGTTATCCAGTCCTATATGGAAAATAAATTACGTCAATCAGACTTTGAAAATACTGTAAGTAAACTTATAAACGATTACATTCAATACGGTAACTGTTTTGCTACAGTAGACTTTGCTAGAGACTACACTGAGTACGAAGATGGTGAACGTGCTGTAAACTACGTAGGACCAAAGCTTGTACGTATCAGCCCTTTTGATATTTGCTTTAATCCACTAGCAGCAAACTTTGGTGAAAGCCCTAAGATTGTCAGATCTATGATGAGTATGGGTGAGTTATCTAGAAAAATTGAAGAGACTGTAGACAACGATTACCTTAATCAAATATTTGATAGAATGGTATCTAACAGAACTACAGTGGCAGGTTACGGTACTAGCGAAGTTGACATGGACAAATCACAGGCATTTATTGCTGATGGATTTACCAGTATCCACGAATACTACGAGTCAAACTTTGTAGAGCTTATGACATTCTATGGTGACATCTATGACTCTGACTCAAAAGTATTTTATAAAAACAGAGTTATAACTATTGTAGATAGATCCTACGTAATCTACAATGAGCAGAACCCTAGTTGGTTAGGTAAGTCACCTATCTACCATGCAGGTTGGAGAGAACGTCCAGACAATCTTTATGCTATGGGGCCACTTGACAATCTTGTTGGTATGCAATATAGAATAGATCACTTAGAAAACCTCAAGGCTGATGTCTTTGATCAGATAGCTTATCCTATCATTAAGATTAGAGGTGACGTAGAAGACTTTGACTTTGAGCCAGCAGCAAGAATATACATGGGTGATGAAGGTGACGTAGGTTACTTAGCTCCTGACCCAACAGCACTAAACGCAGACTTCCAGATACAGAACTTAGAAAACAAAATGGAAATGATGGCTGGTGCTCCTAGGGAAGCTATGGGTATTCGTAGTGCAGGTGAAAAGACAGCCTTTGAAGTACAGCAGTTAATGACTGCAGCAGGACGTATCTTTCAACACAAGACTGCACACTTTGAAAGAGTATTCCTAGAGCCTATACTAAACGGAATGATTGAAGCTGCTAGACGTAACATGGATATAGCAGATACAGTTAGGGTTCTTAATGAAGATACAGGACTATTCTTTTTTCAACAAATTACAAAAGAAGACATCATGGCTAACGGTAAGATTGTACCTATTGGTGCTAGGCACTTTGCTGAAAGAGCACAAAGAGTACAAAGCATGACGCAACTTTACCAGTTGAAGTTAGCTGATCCCAGTGTTGCTGTTCACTTCTCAGGTAAAGAGTTTGCTAGAATACTAGCAGAAGAGTTAGGTGAACCAGCCTTGTTTGGAGACAACATCTTAGTCTCTGAACAACTAGACTCTGAGCGTATAGCAACTGAAGCTCAGGTACAATTTGAAGAAGAACAAGAAATAGCAATTAAAGAGGGGCTATAATATGTACGGAAATACTAAAAAGAAACCAAAGCCTAAGAAGAAGCCAAAGAAATAAATGAAAGCCGCTTGGTTTAAAAAATGTAAGACGCAAGAAGACAAGGACAAGATCAAACAAAAGATTGTGTCCAACTCAGAAAGTCTTCTGCTTCTCGAAGAAATTCTTGAGTCTATGCTTGAGGATAGACCGACTACGGCTGACTATGACAGCCCTTCTTGGTCACACAAAATGGCTGATCGTATCGGCTACAACAGAGCACTAACCCAAGTGCTCGATCTTATTAACCTAGATAAGGAATAAAACTATGGTATTTACTGATAACACTGCAACCACACAGGAAGATCAGAACAACGAGACTCAAGTACAGGAGAACCCTTCACAGGAGTCCTTTCTTGATAAACTCGTACAGGCGAAGGGAGAGAACTGGAAAAACCCTGAAGTGTTAGCTAAAGGCAAATTAGAAGCTGATGGCTACATTAAAAATCTTGAAGACCAACTCACTCAAATGAGGGAAGACTTGAAGAAACAGGAATACAAAAACGAAGTTCTTGACCAGCTTCAGACCAAGGCCGCTGAAACTACTGCAGCGACTAATGAAGTGCCTAATAATAACAGTAGCACTAGAGACCAGAATACCACTGCAAACTTTAGTGAGGAAGACCTGAAGAGCCTTGTAGAAAAGACACTTGGTCAGCGAGAGTTAGAAGCCAAAGTTAATGGTAACTTACAACTTGTTGATAAAGAACTAGAGGGAAGCTTTGGCACTGAAGCCAAGGCTCAAATCGAAAGGAAAGCTGAAGAGCTTGGTATGTCAATAGATCGTTTACGTGATATTGCTGCTGAGTCACCCAACGCTTTCTTTGCTCTTATAGGTGAGAACAAACGTCCTGTCAGCCCTATGGTTGCTGGGTCAGTTCGAACTGAGGGTGTCAATATGCAATCCTCTACGGAAAGAGATTTCAATTACTATCAGAAACTTCGTAGAGACAATCGTAACTTGTACTATTCTTCCAAGACGCAACAACAAATGTTCGAGGACAAATCTCGTCTTGGTGAAAAGTTTGGTGCATAATAAAGGAACTTAGACATGGCAATGACCACATCTAACACTTCGTTCCTGCAACGTGCTCAGGTCTACTCATCAGAATTGAAAGAAATTCTGCGTGATGAGATGATGGCACAAAGATATGTTCGTATGCTTGACGGTTTTCCTGACGGAAACACTTTCAACATTCCTTCTATCGGGCAGGCACAAGTGGACAACTACACTGAGGACAGTGCTGTTACCTACCGTCCATTAGACACAGGTAACTTTACATTCTCAGTTGATAAGTATCTCTCATCAGCTACTTATATGACCAAGAAAGCAGAGCAAGACACATTCTATTCTTCAGAATTAATGTCACGCTTTGTACCTGAACAAGAACGTGCAATCATGGAACATTTCGAGACAACAACTCTCGCTGCTCCTGAAGCTGGCGTATCAGCTAACTCAAATGAGACAATCAACAGCATTTCTATGCGTGTTGGTTCTTCACAAACAGGTGAAGTCATGGGTCTCAAAGAGTTTGCTTATGCACGTTACGCTCTGAAAAAACAGAACGTTCCAGATAGCAACTTGGTAGCCATTGTTGATCCATCTGTTGAGTACACACTTAACACATTGAGCAACTTAGTAAACGTGTCAAACAACCCACGTTTCGAAGGACTAGTTCGTGACGGTATAGCAACTGGTATGCGTTTTATTGCAAACGTATATGGGTTTGATGTATACTGCTCAAACTTCCTACCAACAGCAACCGATAACGCACTTCCAGATTTAGCTGCTGCTAACCAAGATTACTCATCAACAAATGGTGTTGTAAACTTGTTCTTCTCAGCAGATCAGTCTGTAAATCCATTCGTGGGTGCGTTTAGACAGCAACCTCAGGTTGACTACGACTACAACAAAGATCACCAACGTCACGAGTTTGTAACAACTGCTCGTTATGGTGTCAAGTTGTACCGTCCTGAAAACATGGTTCGTGTTGTCACGAAACCAACAGTAGCGTAAGGAGGTAGATTAATGAGTTATGTAAACGCAGACGGTCTAGAAGTTCTTACCGCAGGTGAACAGGGAACTCCAGCAAAGCGTGGAACTTCTCTTTCAAGTCAGAAGAAATCATTGGTGATGAATATCACAGGAACAGAAGTTCCTTCATCTGTGGCAACCCCACAAGATCACGATGCTTTCATTCCAGCAGGTTCGTACATCACTGGTGCTCACCTTATTGTCTCAACAGCTTTCACCTCAGGTGGTTCAGCTACATTGACAGTAGGTGCTTACACT